CCACTCACTCTATCATTCATTTATACATAATTACAGTGCTAACACATTCACACTCATTTCATTCACACTGAAAAGACCAACCAATTAAGGTAAGAAATTTCTTAACATCCGTCTCCATTCAACATCATTCAGGTTTTATCTCTGACAAGACTCTTCTTAACCCAAGACTGTCTCAATGCAACTTTAGAACCATAAGCAGAAGTAAATTTCGGCCGGTTCCAATCAGCTTGTGCACCAAAGTCAAAAATAGTATTCACGGTGTTATTCCATCCATCTGGGACGTGTTCATAATCACCGAAATCAAAGCAGGCATAACTGCGTAAATTATTGATTTCAAATTTCCGACTTCTAAAGTTACAAACAGCTGCACCTTGAGAAAATCTCTTGTCGACCTGAAATGCACTAACAGTACAAAGATTACCCATCTCACAGTACTGCACATTCCGATCAAACTCTTCAGGGTGTCTGTCGTCTCTCTCCACGAATAAGGTCTGTCCAAATGATCCTTCAATTGATGTTATTGCTGAGCCACTCATTTTCATTGATCTGCTTGCCGCAGAAAGATGGCTTGACAGCAACACGAAGAGACCTCTGTTAAATTGAAACATTGGTCTTTCTGTAGGAAAGTTTGCTCCGTCAATACCGCAACTCTCCAGGATCAGTGTCTGTTCTGATGTCAACATCGATGATCTCGCCCAACCCAACAAATTCTTAGTAGGGTTACCACATATTCTATGCCTAGTAGCATCTCTATTCGGAGGTAGAAGATTTAGAGGTAAAGTCCAAATCCTATCATTTTCTAATCCGGTGGTGTAAGCATAATCATGAATCATCCGTCTCGACGTCACATAAGGCGCAGGTACCGATTCGTACTTCCAATGTGAATTATTATTCACAACACCGAAGTGGCCTTCAGCGTTAGGGAAAGCAGGAAACGATATCTTAAGTTTATTCAACTCAGCGTCCATGACATTGCCAATTGACTTCAGATATATTTCGATTGTTAACGGGATTACGAAGGGTATACTTGATACTTCCGCGACATATCTCTTTTCATCGCTCGTTGCTAGTCCTTCACTCATTCGAATAGTAATAATTCGCATATATAAGTGCTGACAACAATACCAACTAAACATTGACAAAGACATACTCTTTCCGAAAGTCTTATCTTCGTGAGAGAGTGTCTCATATGTCTGTTCAATCAAAGGTATGTAGCCCTCTAAGGTTACTGCAAAGCGGTTGTCGCCTCGTTCTGGCATCAGTACGTCAAAGTCATCGCTACCAAAGTCTTCCCATAAAGGATCATTTTGTAGTTTTGAAGCTACTTGTGATTGAGCCTTAGGCTTTGACTTCTGTGGTGCAGGTGTTGGTTTGACTGGCTCAGCTGGTTTAGTTACCTCAGCAGGTTTTGGTTTTTCAACTTCTACCTTGACGCTGGGTGCATCAACTGGCTCTTTCTTTTCCTCTTTTGGTTTTGAGGTTTTCTTCGGTCCCTTGCTTTTTGTTTTCTTGTCCGTGTTCATCTTTAAATTTAAATGAGATCTTTCACTCATCATTAAATCGTTAAAGATTGTGTATTCCTGACTCCGTCAGATTTCACCAATTCCAATCAAGA